CATCGCAGCGATGCGTGTTGGTGAGCTGCGAGCCACTGACGACCCGCCCGCCGTCGGGCCCCCTCAGCGCCCAATGGCTCGCCGACACCGCGACCGCGTTGCCGAAACGAACCGTCTCGTCTACAGTCAAAGCCAGTTCCCGCATGCCCAGACACAGACGCCCCGCATGCCCCATGATGACCCCCTCACGAACCATCCCAGGGGGGACCATGCACACCCGCACCACCGCCGCCGTGCTCCTCGCGGCCGGCCTCCTGCTCACCGCCACCGGATGCAGCAGCGACACCGACACGGCGAAGCCCGCACCCGCCGGCCCCACGGCCACCGCCACACCCAAGCAGCCCGCAGCGGACAACACGAGCGACCTCCAGGCCGCCGTACGCGCATACTCGGACGCGTACTTCAAGCCCGACCCGGCCGCCGCGTACAAGGCCCTGTCGAAGCGCTGCAAAGCCAAGACGGACGAAGGTATCTTCGCCGAGATCGTCAAGGGCAGCGCCAAGGACTACGGGCCCCAGGACATCAAGTCCCTGACGGTTGACCAGCAGTCCGGGGACCTCGCCCGCGTGACGTACACCTACACCGTCCCCAAGCTCAACCAGACAGGCCAGCCCTGGGCCCGTGAAGGCGGCCAGTGGCGCTACGACGCCTGCTGACCACCCACCACGAAGCCCCCGGCCGACACGGGTCCGGGGGCTTTCGCACGCCGAGAGGGAGGCCCCTATGGTCGCCGGAGGAGGCCCCAACGGGGGCGGACTGCACGAGGGCCAGCGGCCCGTCACCGAAGAGGACCGCGAGCAGATCCGCGCCCTCCACGCGGAAGGTCTCGGCCGTAACGAGATCGCCCGCCGACTGAACCGCGGCCTGCGCACCGTCAGCGTCCACGCCGCGCAGATGGGCCTGTCGTTCGCCCGTGCCGCGATGACCGAGGAAGCCACCCGCGTGCGCAAAGCGGACCTCGAAGAGAAGCGCGTCATCCTCGCCGAAGCGCTCACCGACGACGCGCTGCGCCTGTCCGCGCAGGTATGGGAGCCGGCCACCATCCACTCATTCGGCGGCAAAGAGCACACGTACAACAGCCACGACGTGCACGAGCCGCTCGCCGCCGACAAACGCCAACTGATGGCCGCCGCAACAGCCGCAGCCGCCCAGGCCCTGCGCCTCGTCCCGCCCGCGGACGACTCCGGAGCCGAGCAGGCGCGTTCCCTCGTCGGCCAGCTGATGACCGGCCTCGCAGGCGTGTACCGCGAGCAGCAGGCGCAGCAGGACGCCGAAGACGAGGGGGACGGTGATGCTCCGTGACGTGCCGCTGCCCCTGTCACCGAAGCAGATCGCGTCGGTAGTCGAGTCGCAGGACGCCCCGATCGCCCTGTGGTCTGGGGCAGTCTCCTCCGGCAAGACCATCGCCAGCCTGCTCGCCTTCCTGATCCGGCTGACCGTGGCCCCCGACCACGGCCTGATCGTCGTGGTCGGCCGGACACTCCAGACCATCGAGCGGAACCTCATCGACCCGCTCCAGTCACAGCACCTGTTTGGGCCGCTCGCCTCCCACGTCCGCCACACCACCGGGTCGACCACCGCGACGATCCTGGGCCGCACCGTGCACCTTGTCGGCGCGTCCGACGCCCGCGCGGAAGGCCGGATTCGCGGATCCACGATCGCCCTGGCGTACGTGGACGAGGCGACGCTCCTCCCGCACAGCTTCTGGATGATGCTGCTCTCCCGCCTCCGGGTCGGTGCGGAGTCCCGGCTCCTGGCCACCACGAACCCCGACGGGCCGTTCCACTGGCTGCGGAAGGAGTTCATCCTCCGCGGCCCCGAGGTGGGGCTGGTCAACTGGCACTTCACCCTTGACGACAACCCGTCGCTGGATCCCGGGTGGGTGCAGCGCCTCAAAGCCCAGTACGTGGGCCTCTGGTACCGGCGGTTCATCCTCGGCGAGTGGTGCCTCGCCGCCGGGTCGGTGTACGACATGTTCGACGAGCAGCGGCACGTCGTCGACCTCATGCCCTACATGCGGCGCTGGACCGCCGTCGGCATCGACTACGGCACCGTCAACCCGTTCTCGGCGGTGCTCCTCGGGCAGGGCGAGGACGACCACCTGTACGCGGTCTCTGAGTACCGGCACGACTCCAAGGCCGCCCTACGGCAGATGACGGACGCCGAGTACTCCCAGGACGTCCGCCAGTGGCTGGCCAACGTGAAGCGCCCCGGCGAGCAGGGCGCAGCGCGGGGTGTCCGCCCGGACTGGATTTTCGTGGACCCGTCCGCGGCCAGCTTCATGAACCAGCTGTGGCAGGAGCGCGTCCCGAACATCGCGCCGGCCGTCAACGACGTGCTGGACGGGATTCGCTCCGTGTCTGTGGCTCTCGGCTCCGGGCTGCTCCGTATTCACCGGTCGTGCACCGGGCTCCTTGGCGAGCTCCCGTCGTACGCGTGGGACGAGAAAGCGGCTGAGCGCGGCGAGGACAAGCCGGTCAAGCAGGACGATCACTCGGCGGACGCCTTGCGCTACGCACTCCACTCCACCGCGCACGAGTGGCGCGGGCTCATCGACTACCAGGAGGCCGCCTGATGGCTGCAACGCTGTCCATCCCGCTGTACCTCCGAGTCGGCGACGGCACCGAAGCGCAGATCGGCGAGGTGGTCGTGGCCATCGACTCCCGGGGTATCGCCACCCTCACCGTCTCGAACATCGCGGCAGGCCTCCGGGAAGCCGCAGACGCCGTAGAGCAGGCCGCAGAGGAGGACGCATCCGATGCCCCTTCCTGAGAACGGCTCCCCGTGGCCGCCCCCGCAGTACGCCGCCCAGCTCGCCGACATGGCCATCGAGGACGCTTGGTATTCCGGCGACCGCCGCAAGCTCGCCAAGGCCTACGGCGCCCCTGACGTCCAGCGCGACGCCCGTGGGCGCGCCCTGCGGTTCTGGGAGCGGGCACGCCCGCCCGGGGTGAAGGACGGACGGCTACACGTGCCGCTCGCCGAGGACATCGCGGCGACCTCCGCAGCCCTGCTGTACTCCGAGCCACCCACCTTCACGTTCCAGAACGAGGACACGCAGAAGCGATGGGAGCAGATCGTCGAAGAGGGCGGCCTGCACAACGTGCTCCGTGAGGCCGCCGAGGTCACGTCGGCGCTCGGCGGGTCGGTGCTGCGCGCCACATGGAACCTGGACCTGGCGCAGCGCCCCCTGGTCACTGCCGCGCACGCGGACGGGGTCATCCCTGACTTCTCGTACGGCATCCTCACCGGCGTCACCATCTGGCGCGAGGTGGTGAACGACGGCGGGATCGTGCTGCGGCACCTGGAGCGCCACGAGCCGGGCATGGTCCTGCACGGCCTGTACCAGGGCACCAAGGGCAACCTCGGCATGCGAATCCCGCTGAGCGAAGCCGCCGAGCTGGAGCCGATCGCGAAGTCCCTCGACAAGGACGGGCCCGGCGACACAATCAGTACCGGGATCAAGGGCCTGACCGCCGTATACGTCCCGAACGTGCGCCCCAACCGGAAGTACCGGGGCAGCATGCTCGGCCGGTCCGACTGGCAATCAGACGGCGTCCGGGACCACTTCATGAGCCTGGACGAGACGTACACCTCATGGATGCGGGACATCCGCCTCGCGAAGTCCAGGATCATCGCCCCGAGCGGGTTCATCAGCAACATGGGCGCCGGCGAGGGGGCTTTCTTCGACGACGACCGCGAAGTCTGGCACGGGATCAACGCCTCGCCCACCGCCGGCGAGGGCCTGACCCTGAACCAGTTCGACATCCGCGTAGAGGCACACGAGCGGACGTGGAACGCCATGACCCGGCAGGCCGTCCAGGCGTGCGGGTACTCGGCGCAGTCCTTCGGGCTCGGTGACAGTACGGCTGTCACCGCGACGGAAGTCGTGGCACGCGAGCGGAAGTCGATGATCACCCGGGACCAGAAGGGCGGGTACCAGAAGCCGCCACTGGGCGACCTCGTGTACGCGGTCCTGGAGCTGGATCGAAAGTTCGGGTTCTCCCGGGTCACCCCGGAGCGGCCCCGAATCGAGTTCGGGGACTCCGTCAGCGAGGACCCCAAGGCGGTCGCCGAGACAGTCGCTCTGTACGCGCAGGCGCAGGCCATCAGCACAGAGACGAAGGTCCGCATGCGGTCGCCCGAGCTCGACGACACGGCAGTGCGTGAGGAGACCGAACGCATCCTGAAGGAAACCGGGCAGCTGGTGAACGACCCGGCGGCAACCGGCGCCGAGGGCCCCGGAACGCCCGGGTTCGGCGGTGAGGGGGCGGTCTGATGCCCGTGTCCCCCGCGATGGCCGAAGACCTGGCCGCCGCTGTTCGCATGCTGTACGAGGACGCCGAGTTGGCGATCCTGGAGAAGCTCCGCAAGGCGCTGGCCGAGGGCATCGACTCGCCGCTGTGGGCTGAGATCAAGCTCCGCTCCATCGGCGACCTCCGGCAGGCCGTCGAGGAGATCACCGACGCGCTCCAGACCGACGTTGACGGTGCCCTCGCGGAAGCCCTGGCGACTGCGTACGGGCGTGGCCGGCAAGCAGCGGTGGCCGAGCTCGGCGGCCTGGACATCGGCCGGGAGCTCCAAGCCCGCCGCGTCCTGCCAGGGGCGCCGGCGGTGGACCGGTTGGCCGCGTCGTACGTCGAGGACACCCGGCCTCTGTATCAGCGGATCACGCGGGCCGTGATGGACGTCTACCGGGCGATCGTGACCCGCACGTCCGCGTCCACGCTCCTCGGCACGCTGACCCGCAGGCAGGCCTCGCAGCGGGCCTTGGACCAGTTCGCGCAGCGCGGTGTCACCGGGTTCGTGGACCGGTCCGGCCGGTCGTGGGAGCTTGCCTCGTACGCCGAGATGGCCGTCCGCTCCGTCACCGCGCGCGCAGCGATTGAGGGCCACATTGACGCGCTCGCCGAGATCCGGGTGGGGTTGGTCATCGTCTCCGATGCCCCGCTGGAATGCCCTCTGTGCCGCCCCTGGGAAGGCGAGGTGCTCACCCTGGGCGCCCAGGCGGGGCCGCAGACGATCCGTGCCGAGCACGCCGTACAGCCGTCCGGGCTGTTCGCCCGCACGCGCACCGTGGCCGTGCACGTCGCCGGGTCTCTCGTGGAGGCCCGCGCGGCTGGCCTGTTCCACCCGAACTGTCGACATTCCCTCGCCGCGTACCTCCCTGGCGTGACAACCCGGCCGCCGCACCACGCGACACCGGGCACGACGTACGAGGACACGCAGCGGCAGCGGGAGATCGAACGCCACATCCGTGCATGGAAGCGCAGGGCCGCGGTCGCTCTCGACGAGCCGGCCCGCACCCGCGCAAACGCGAAGGTACGGGCCTGGCAGAAGGCAGCACGGGAGCACGTGGCCGCCCACGAGCACATCCGCAGGAAGCCGCAGCGCGAGCAGATCGGCGCCGCACGCTGACAGGAGGAGGCAGCCATGGGCAAAGCGTTCGTCGCGAAGCTGGCGCGGCAGGGAGCCCGGGATCCGGAGGCGCTTGCCGCGTGGATCGGCCGGAAGAAGCACGGGAAGAAGGCGTTCGGGAAACTGACGGCGAAGAAACGGAAGAAGGGGCCGGAGAAGTCGACCGTTCCGGCGGCGGGCGAGGAGACTGCCGCGCGGGCCTCTCTCCAGTCACCGGAGGAGCGGCGCACGGCCGGGATCGCCAGCATTGTTGCGGCGAACGCGCGGGCGGCGGAGCAGGCCCGGCAGGAGAACGCCCAACGGCGCGCCCGGAACGCGGAAGCGCTCCAGCGCATCAACACGGCGCCGGGCAAGGTGGACCGCAAGGCGATGACACCGGAGGAACGGAGACTCGTCAACTACGAGGGGTCTGGCGCAGCGTTGCAGGCCGACGCCTACGAGCGGTTGCGCCCGTTCGAGGATGAGTCAGCGCAGGCCAACCGCCTTGACGTGCTCAAGTCGCGAGCCTTCCACAAGGCGCGCGCGGAGCGGATCAAGAACGGGTGGAGTGTACCCGGAGAGGAACCGGGCAGGACCGTAGAACGCAACTCTGAACCCCAGAGTGTGACCGGCCGCCAGGCCGGAGCGCGTGCCCGGTTGCAGGAATCGGCCGCCCGGCGTCAGGCCGCCCGGGAGAATCGGCCCGAGGACGTCACCCGTGACGTCGCCACGGTCCAGCGGGCGGCGGAAACATACCGGAGCAACCTCGGCCGGGGCCGCATCTCCCACGTCTCGGACGAGAAGTTGGCGCAGCTTCACGCCCTCGTGCGGCGCCTCGCTCTGGACACCGATCCCGACATGTTCGACCGGCAGGAAACCAAAGCTCTGACGGAACTCCAGAGCATGGTTCTCCGGGAGGTTTCTCGCCGCCGTTCGCAGCGGTGACCCGCCTTCACGCCCCACCGACCCGCTACGGCGGGTCCTTCTGCATGCCCGCCGGGCGCGGGCTCCCACCGATGCCCCAGGAGGGCACCATGCACAAGCGCAGTCTTGCCCGCCACCGCCTCGACGGCGCCGGCTGGGCGCACCCCTACGGGCACGGCCCTTTCTCCCCGATCGTCTACGCCGACGGAGGGGACGGCGCAGGCTCCGGACCCGACAGCGGCGCCGCCGGTGACGGTACGGGCGGCGGTACGCCTCCCCCTCCCGCGGCAGGTCCGTGGGACGGCTTCACGTGGGACGGCAAGGTCGACTCCCTGCCCGCGGACGTCGCGAAAGTCATTCGCGAGGCCCGCGAGGAGGCGGGAAAGGCGCGCACCACCGCGAAGGAGAACGCGGCCACGCAGGCACGCCAGGAACTCCTCGCGACGCTGTCCAAGGCGGTAGGGCTGGACACCGACAAGCCCCCGACGGCCGAGGAACTGACGCGGCAGCTGACGACAGCAACATCCGAGCGCACCGTGGCCCAGGAGGACGCGGCAGCCGCCCGGATCGAACTGCACGTGTTCCGTACCGCGACCCGGCTGGGCGCGGACGCTGAGTCACTCCTCGACTCCCGGTCCTTCTGCGACGCGATTGACGCGATCGACACGGAGGACCCGGCCAAGTTCAACAACGATGTGGAGACGGCGATCAACAACGCCATCTCTGCTAACCCGCAGCTCCGCGCAGGCCAGGTGCCGCGGCGGGGCGGGGGCGACTTCGCCGGCGGGCCCGGCACAGCAGGGCGCCCCACCTCACTGCAAGACGCCGTTTCCGCCCGCCTGGGCGGATGACCTAGGAGCATCACATGCCCGTAACTCTGGCTCAGGCCAAGCTCAACACGCAGGACGACATCGACCTCCAGGTGATCGACGAGTTCCGCAAGTCGTCGTGGCTGCTGGACAACCTCACCTTCGACGACGTCATCAACCCCGCCGGTGGTGGGGCGACCTTGACCTACGGCTACACCCGGCTGATCACTCAGCCGACCGCAGCGTTCCGTGCGATCAACTCCGAGTACACGCCGCAGGAAGTGACCCGCCAGCGGTACACCACGGACCTCAAGGTTCTGGGTGGGTCGTTCCAGATCGACCGTGTCCTGGCGAAGCTCGGCCCGGCGCTGTCGTCGGAGGTCACCCTCCAGATGCAGCAGAAGATCAAGGCCGCTCAGGCCACGTTCTCCGACGCTGTGATCAACGGCGACACCGCCGTCAACGCCAACAGCTTCGACGGCCTGTCGAAGGCGCTCACAGGCTCGGCGACCGAGCTGGACGGGACCGGCGTCGACTGGACCACCGTCAACTCCCAGGCCACCGCAGTGGCCGCTCAGGCGCTGCTGCGCCGCCTCATGGCCGTCATGGACGGGCGCCCGGACGCTCTCCTCATGAACGCGGACGCGCTCGCCGCTCTGGAGACCGTCGGCGACTTCGCGTCGTCCCTCGACTCCCGGGAGATCTTCGGCCGCACCATCACCACCTGGCGCGGGGTCGCCCTCGTCGACCTCGGCGAGAAGGCTGGCACGAACAACCCGGTCATCCCGACGGACGCCGTCGCGGGCACCACGGACATCTACGCGGTGCGCCTGGGTCTCGATGGGTTCCACGGCATCTCGACGGTGGGCGGGCAGCTCGTTCAGCAGTTCATGCCCGACTTCACTACCCCCGGCGCCGTCAAGACCGGTGAAGTGGAACTCGGCCCCGTCGGTGTCGCGCTCAAGGCGACCAAGAGCGCCGCGGTGCTGCGGGACGTCAAGGTCGTGACGCCGTGACCGTCATCCACAGCCCCGTAGAGGGGTACACCGGTCCCGGGCCTGGCGGCCTGGAGTTCAAGGACGGGCAGGCCGAGACCGACAACGAAGCCATCGTCCGCTACGCCCGCAAGGCCGGGTACGGCATCGACACCCCGGCCGAGACGCCGGACGAGCCGGAGCCGGCCGACCCGCGCGCACTGCCCGAGCAGGAGCAGGTGGGCACGCGGCTGCGGGACGCTGCGGTCGACCCGCGCCCCGAGGACTACCTCCCGCCGACGAACGCCGGCGAGGCCAACCCTCACGGGCCGCTCGTCGTCTCCCCCGAGCTCCACGGGCAGGGCGTCAAGCCGATCCACCCCGGGCCGGTGACCCCGGGCGACCCGGAGGCCCAGGAGCAGCGGGAGACCGCGCTCGCTGAGGCGGTGCTCGTCGACAACACCGACGTGCAGGACGCGGTGCAGGCTGCCGCGGACGACAACCCGCAGCCGGAGGAGCCGCCCGCCAAGTCCGCGGCCAAGGCGACGTGGGTGGACTGGGCGGTGGCGCGCGGTGCGTCCCGCGAGCAGGCCGAGGCGTCCACGAAGGACCAGATCATGGCCCAGTACGGGCCGAGGGAGGAGACCGACGATGCCTCTGTATGAGCGGCGTGGCGACGACCACGAGGTGGTGGAGCGGGTCCGCACCGTGGCCGACTCCCGCAATGACCAGCGGCTGGCCGCGTCCGAGGGCTGGAAGGTGGTCAGTGAGCAGGAGGAGGCGGCGCCTGCTGTGGTACCGGCTCCGGCCCCGGTCGCGAAGCGCACCACAGCGCCCGCGCCGGCGAAGGAGGGCTGAGGCCATGGCCCGCGTCTACGCCACGGTGGAGGAGTACGAGGCGTTCACGGGGCAGACGGCCCCGGCGAACGCCGTGCGGCTCCTGGCGCGGGCCTCCCGCCTCGTCGATCGCGCCATGGTGGCTGCGATCTACGACACCACCGCAGCCGGATACCCGTCCGACAGTGATGTTCTGGCCGGGTTTCGGGATGCGACGTCTGTGCAGGTGCAGGCGTGGGCGAACCGGGAGACGGCGCAGGCTGGCGGGGACGACCCGGCGGCCGGGCCGTGGACGTCCGTGTCCGCGGGCGGGCTCAGCTTTTCCCGGCCGGCGGAGTCGGTGCCCGTACCGGTCGCGAACGACACCGCACTGACCGCTGAGGCCGTCGAGATCCTGGAGGGTCTCGGGCTGTGCGAGGTGGTGTGGTCGTGAGGATGCCGGCCTTTCTGCTCCAGCACACGGTCACGGTGGCCCCGTACCTCGGGTCGTCGGCCTACGGCCCCCGGTACGGGCCCGCGGTGCCCGTGGACTGCTTGTTGGAGCAGCAGACGCGGGTGGTTGTCGGGAAGGACGGCAGCGACGTCACCTCGTCGTCCACGTTCCGGGCCCCGCTCGATGCGCCCGAGTGCCCGCCCGAGTCCCGGGTGACGCTCCCGAACGGCGACACCACGACCGTGATCGCCTGCCTCCGCCACGACGGGCGCGGGCTGCCGACTCCGCAGTGCTGGGAGGTGCAGCTCCGGTGACCCAGTACACGAGGTTCACCCCGGGGACGGCGCAGAATCTGCGCACAGCCCGCGGCCGGCGCCTTGCCGAGGAGGGCCTCCAGCGGGCCCTGGAACACACCTTGGGCGTCTCCAACCGCCACGTACCGCTGGAGGAGGGCACCTTGGAGCGCTCCGGCCGGGTCGTCCGCGACGGCCTGAACGGTGCTATCAGCTACGACACGGTGTACGCCCGCCGCCAGCACGAGGAACTCACCTGGAAACATCTCCCCGGGCGGACCGCGAAGTACTTGGAGAACGCCATGAACTCCGAGCGGGACGTGATGCTCCAGCTCATGGCGGTGTCGCTGCGGAGGTGGCTCCGTGGCTGACATCCTCGACGGGCTCGCCCAGTATCTGGACGGGCTCGGCCTGCTGGAGTACGACCCGGACGGTGTCGTCGGAGACGCGTTCATCGACACGATGCCGTCTTCCCCTGATGTGGCTGTGGCCCTGTCCTGCTACGGCGGTCCGGAGGCAGACTCCAAGTTGGGGTGGGACGAGCCGTCCGTGCAGGTGCGGGTGCGGGGCGGCCCGGACCCCCGGGTGTCCCGCGACCGGTGCAAGGACATTCGCAGCGCCCTGCACGGGCTGGGCCCGCTGACGCTGCCTGACGGCACGTTCCTTCAGCTGTGCATCGCGATCCAGGGCGCCCCGGCGACCCTCGGCGTAGATGACGTCGGCCGCCATGAGCACGTGTGCAACTTCCGCACGGAGATCCGCAGCGTGACCGCCCACCGCGTGTAACCCACACCCCTTGTTCTGCCCGGCGCCGTGCGCGTGCGGGCTCTCACCCATGCCCGAGGAGGGCCCCATGGCGAAGTACAATGCCCGCGACTGCGTGTTCGAGATCGAGTCCGAGACCCCCGCCACGTGGATCGAGATCGGCGAGATCAACACCTTCTCCAAGTCGCACGAGGAGGAGACCGCCGACACAACCACGTTCGGCTCCCAGGGCCAGTCCGAGTCGCAGAAGATGCAGATCGGCAAGTCGCTCACCCTCGAAGGGTTCCACGATCCGGCCGACGCCGGGCAGATCCGTGTCGAGGAGGTCGCCGAACTCCTCGGCGACGAATCCCTGATCAAGATGCGGTTCCATGCTCCCGGGGCCACGAACTGGGAAGTCTGGGTCTGCCACGTCAACCTCGGCGACCAGGGCGGCGGCAACAACGACAAGGGTGCCTGGGCCGCCACGTTCACCCGCTCCGGCGCGTCCACCACGGCGGTGATCGCGTGACGACACGCACGACCACCGGGTCCCAGTCCTGGGACGCGTTCTGGGCCGAGGTCTCAGGGGCCCGCACAGAGGTCATCCGGGGCGTAGAGGTCCCGGTACCCACCGACGTGCCGTTCGGCTTCGAGAACCGCCTCCAAGAGCTGTCCTCGTCCTCCGCACCCGAGGACGTCGAAGAGCTCGTGTCCGCACTGTTCGGCGAGTCCGTCTTCGAGCAGTGGGCGGACGCCGGCATGGGCTACCACGAGCTCCTGACCGTCCTGACGTGGGGCATGGCCCAGGCCGCCGGGAACGACCTCACGTTCGGCGAGGCGTACGAGCTCATCCAGAAGGAGACGGCCGGGGAGGGAAAAGCCCCATCGCCGTCCCCGAACCGAGCCGCACGGCGCGCGCAGTCCAAGCCCACTGGTGGGCCGTCGAAGCGGACTTCGCGCGCGAGTACCGCCTCGACGCGCACGCGATCCGGGGCCTGACCTCCCGCCGGTTCTGGGTGCTCCTCACGGGGCTGTCCCCTGACGCCGTGTTCCGCCGGGTCGCCGGAGACGAGCTCCTCATCATCGACGACCCCAAGCAGATCAGCACCGCACTACACGGCTAAGGGGGCAGCGGCATGGCGCTCACCATCGGCGAGCTCGTCGGATACATCCGCGCCGACGGCTCCGACTTCAACCGGAACCTGGGCCGCGCAGAGCTTCGGATGGCGGGCTTCCGGCTGGACGTGAACGGACGTCTCAGGGACATCCGGGGCCGGTTCGTCCAGGAATCGCAGGTCATGGGTCGGGCCCTCGCCGATGGGTTCTCCGACGCCGAGCGGGCCGGGACACGCATCACGACGGTGTACTCCAGCGTCGCCGACGCCCAGGCACGGGCCATGCGGGCCCAGGCGGACCAGGCGGCAGCCGCACAGCGCCGCCTGTCCGTGCAGTTCCGGACCGCGATGGGGCAGGCCAGGAACCTGCTGGACCGGATGCCCACCAGCCAGCTCGCCGGTATCGCCGCCGGGTTCGGTGGGATCGCCATGTCCGTCGGCAAAGCTGGTGCGCTGCTGGGTGCTGCGGCCCCGGCTGCTGCGGGTCTCGTGGCGACCCTGGCGAACGTGGCGCCGGCTGCTGCGGTCGCGGCGTCCGGGATGCTTGCGATCAAGCTGGCGTCGGGGGCGGTCAAGCTCGGCATGATCGGTGTCGAGGACGCCGTCTCGGCCGCCCTGGACCCGGAGAAGGCCGCCGAGTTCGAGGAGGCCCTGAAGAAGCTGTCCCCGGAGGCCAGGGCGTTCGCCAAGGAGATCAAGGCGATGGCGCCGGAGCTCCGCAAGCTCCAGCAGGGGGTACAGAACCGGCTGTTCAAGGACTGGTCGAAGTCCTTGAAGGAGACGGCCACGGTCGTGCTGCCGGTCCTGCGCAGCGGGCTGAACTCGGCTGCGACCAGCGTGAACCGCATGGGGCACGGCGTCATGGCGTCGGCCCAGGAACTGGGGGCGAACGGGACGCTGGGGCGGGCGATCAGCTCGGCCAACGTCGGCCTCGCCGAGCTCACGCGCGCACCGGGCCAGTTGGTCACGGGGCTGGGCCAGGTCGCCGCGGCGGCCGGGCCGTCGTTCGAGCGGCTGGCGCAGATGGCCGGCGGGGCGCTGGACAAGCTCTCCGCCCGGTTCACCAGCGCGTTCGAGTCCGGGGCGATGCAGGCCGCGATCGAGCGGGCGATCAGCCTGATTGGGGATCTGGTCGACGTCGCCAAGAACGTCGGGTCGATCCTCGGGTCCGTCTTCGATGCTGCGCAGGCCAACGGCGGCGGGTTCATCGGCACGCTCAAGGAGATCACCGGAGCGCTCGCGGATGCGTTCGCGTCTCCCGCGGTACAGGGCGCCCTGCGGTCCCTGTTCGAGACGATGTCCACCCTCGCCAAGACGGCTGGCCCGCTCCTGGCCGAAGCACTGAAGACGTTGGCGCCGGTCTTCGAGATCCTGGGCCCGCCCGTACAGGAACTGATCCGAGCCCTGGGCAAGGGCCTTGCCCCGGTCATCAAGGGCCTCAAGCCCGTGCTCGCGGCTGCCGCCAGCGCGTTCGGGTCGCTGATCAGCGCACTGGCACCGCTCCTCCCGGTGGCCGGCGAGCTGATTGCCGCGCTGCTCCCGGCGCTGATCCCGCTCTTTGACACGCTCGGCCGAATTTTTGAGGCCGCAGCACCGTTCATCGCTCAGCTCGCCGAGACCCTGGGCGCCGTACTGGCCCCGATCCTGGAGGGCCTGGGCCCGATCATGGAGGCCCTGCTGGAGCCGTTCGCGCGGCTGGCCGAGGACCTCTTCCCGATCCTGACCGCGGCCCTCGTCGAGCTGTCGCCGGGGCTGGTGGAGCTGGCCACCGCGTTCGGTGAGCTGATGGTGGAACTCGCCCCGATCATCGCTCAGATCCTGGTCCTGACGATGTCTCTCGGCACGACTCTCATGCCGATCATCGCCAAGGTCGCCGGGGTCCTCGCGGGTGGCCTGTCCCTGGCCCTGTCGGGGCTGGCTGAGCTGCTCCGGGTCGTCGTGATCCCGAGCATGAAAATCATGGCCGCGCTGCTCAGCGGGAACTTCAGCGAGGCGGCACGCCTGGCCATCCAGCACTCCACCAACGCGAAGGAGCGGGTGGGGGAACTGTGGATGCAGCTGAAGATGAAGATCGTGGACCTGTGCGTCCAACTCCGTCAGGCCGTGGTCCAGAAGGCCGCGGAGATGCGCGACGGGTTCGTACAGCGGATCACTGATCTCCGCCAGAGGGCGGCCGAGCGCATCAGCCGCCTGCCCGGAGACATCCGCGGGGCGCTCGGGGACGCGCAGAACATCCTGTACAGCGCCGGGTCGCAGATCATCCAGGGCCTGATCAACGGCATCAGCTCGAAGATCTACGCACTCCAGCAGAAGCTGTCGAGCATCACGAGCATGATCCCCGACTTCAAGGGGCCCGAGGCCACGGACAGGAAGCTCCTCGTCCCCGCGGGTGAGCAATTGATGGGCGGTCTCATGCGCGGCATCGCCGGGCAGGTCCCTGCGCTGCGCTCCCAGCTCGGCGGGATCACCGGGGATCTCCCCGGGATGGCCGTCAGCGGCGGGACTACGGGGGCACGGGGTGCCG